CGCCCGTCCAGTTCCGGACGTGACGCGACCAAACAAGCGGCCTGAGGTCGCTTTAAGAATCTTCGTCACGTTTCGGATGACTTTGGAACCCACGTTTTACCCCTTAAACGACCAACAGCGGATCAACAGATCCGATCCTACTTTCCGTTATCCAATCGCCCCTCAAGCCGTCCTAAAGTTTGGCTGATATTTGTTATTCGTTCACTCTGTTCATTGAGCCGTCCGTGAAGTGCCTTGCGGTCTTCTTCGCACTCAGATGTGCGTGTTTCCAGTTTGGCATTTTGGGCCTTTAGTTCCTTGACGGTGGCGTTATGCAGAGCACGAATAGACTTCCACATAACCCCCCCAACTGTCACGCCTGTGGTTCCTACTGCTGAAATGATCACCATTGTGGTTGCATCGACTGACATAGCTTATGCCTTTGCTACGCCACACGCTTTCGGATCGAGAGCGATGACAGTGGTTGAGGTTGCAAAACCAAGGAAGTGCGGAAAGTCGCCAGTCGACAAATCCGATTCCAGGCAGATGCCTCCTGCTGTCGTCGAAACGTAGTATGCCACTCCAGTTGCCACCGTGGCTCCGATTGTGATGCTTCCTGACCGCTGGACAGCGATCGGTTGTCCAGTTGCTGCGGAGTTTAGGGCAACGCCAAACGCTTCAGATGATGCCAGTGCGTCTGCGTCTGCCAACTTCATGGTGCTGGTCGTTGTGTCGAGATAGACAGCCTGACCGGCAGTAATCGAAGCCCCGGCAAGGTATGTACTTGTGACAGCAGCGTTTGTACCTTTGGCAACATTTGCTGCTGTGATTGTCAGGTCAGCCATCACTTATTCCTTTAAGGAGACTTGTACAAAATGTGCGAAAGGACATCGCCAGTAGTTGCTCCGGTCGTTCCGTTGTCAACCGCTTCCGTAACGCAGCGAACAGATAGCCCGAGAGGGAAGTTGATGCCTCCGGTTGGGTAGAACGAAACAGTCTGAAGCGTCGGGATGCCGATCGTGAATACCGGAGTATCAGAAGACGTTGCTGCCGTTGCCTTGTTGTAAAGTTTCAGGTATCGGATCGAACCAGCGGAGTTTGTGATAGTCCAGCCAAAGACGCGGGTCGCCGCTGCAGTGACAGACACACCAGTGTTAGTCAGTGCCAAACTGCGATGAATTGTTGCTTCTGGAGGGGTGTTCATTTTCAATCCTTTGAAATGTCCGCCTATGTGGGCAGTATTCTACAGCCAAGAATCCAAGGCTGTCCACGACTGTGAATCAAAATTAGCTTTCGTGGTCCTGATTTGTGATAAATGCTGGCGAAAGTACCTGTCGATTTCTTTTGTCAGTGATTTCCGGCTGAATGGCATTCCATCTTCTGGCTCCGGATAATCCTGAACGTCTGGTTCGATCATGGACTGAAGCCGCTTGAAGTTTTCTGCGTGAGATTGCAACCAGTCTTTTGAGTGTGCTCCCGGTCGCGCTGTTGGTTCTTCTCGCAGCATAGCCCAAGCGTTTTGGCTCCATTCACCTTCATCCGGCCCGAGGAATTCGTACAGGTCAGAATCGTTGACACTGCCTTTTAGTTCATCTCCGCGTTGCAAGTTCGAGTGATCCTGATTGCGGTTCTCCATTGTCCGCAGGTCTGAGCCGTCAACCTTCCATGCTTTTCGGATGGCTGTCTTGACGCCCTCTCTTCGTTTCCATTCAGATTCTTCGAACGCCTGCATTTCTTTGGCGTAATTACTGAATGGCTCATGGTCTAGCTCGTGCTCTGTTGCCACGTCGGCAATGTTCGTTTCAGGATCTTTCTGGGTGGTGTTCTCCCAGTTCGTGAACGCTCGAACCTGCTTGGCTCGCTCGTTGCGGGCTGCTTCAAGGGCCGTGTAGTCGCCCTGAGTGCTTTGAATCGTTGGCCTTGCCATTGGGGCGTCAGGTTGCTCGATGCCGTCACCGAACTCTGTAGGATCGAACTTCGTGATCCGGTCGAGTTCTGCTTTCTCCCTGCGTGCTTTGGCTGCCGGGTTCTCGAAGATATCGGCATTGCTGCCAGTATCAGAAACTTCGCGGTCAAGTAGTGACGGTTTGGCGGGTTGTTCCTGTACCGGCTTTGCTTCGCGTGTTCGCTTTGGCTTGGCTGGCAGGTCCGGTGGATTGATCTGCTGAGGATTGTAGGCTGGGTTCGGCGTTACACCGTCCGGCAGAGTCTTCTTCCGGGGATTCGGTCCAGCCGGTTCCGTCTTCAGTGGCTGAGGCGTGACGTCGACGCCTGCTCCGAAGTCTTCAACATGCCCTGAGTCTTTGCCGTGCCAGATTTCGGCAATGCGTGCCGTGTTTGGATCGGTCGGAGTCTGCATAGGCTGCTGGGGAATTCCGCTATCTCGATCCATGCGGTTCTGCATTGCTGCCGCCTTCTGCTCCGGCGTTCCACGTCGTGGGTCCAGATCGTAGGCTGTAACGTCAGGTTTTGGGCTGCCGGGTTCTGCAAGCCACGGTTTAGGCGTGACAGGTGCAGGTTGTTCCTGTGGCTGTGCAAGCTCTTGTGTTGACTGAGGATTATAGTTCGGATTCCACAATTGAGTCTTCGAAGCCCAGTCGTACCACGACTGCTGTTGCTGTTGCTGCGTAGGCGGCGACTGCGATAACTGAGCTTTCTTGTCCGGTCGTTCCGTAAGAGGTCTAACCTGGCGTGGCTGCGGTGGTGGTGACGGCTGACGCTGACTTTCTGGTTTCGACGTGAACTGCCCCGGCTTCTGACCGCCGCCCTGTGTTTGTGCCCGTGGGTGTAGCTTTTCGAAATCCTGATTGCTCGGCGTCGTTGGTGCAGCCGCTGAGGGTTTCTGCCTCTGCTGTCCAGCCTGTGATTGATTGTTGATCATGCTCGACATAGCGTGCATGGCCATCATTGACAGGATCAGTTTCATGATCCCGCCGCCCATGCCGTAACGATCCACGTCGTAAAGCGTGTAGTCTCGGAAGTAGCGTTCAGCCTCTTCCTCGAATTGCTCGTAGGCTCTGGAGTATTTGACTGCTGGCTCTGATGGTGCCTCGATCTTTTTCAAAGCGAGCCTTCGCATTCCGGGTGCTCCTTTTCCGGAACTCATTCGTACGATCTTTTCGAACAACTCAAGATGATTATCCCGAATGTGTTTGAGTAGTTCAGGCAGGAAGTCTGGATGTGGGTGCTGCTCGTATATCGTGAAGTTTACATAGCCGGGATCTTTGGCAAGAGACTTCACTGCGTTATCGAAATCCTCTTTAACTCGTGGAGATTTCTCAAACGGATGCGGCTTTGGTTCTGCTTGCTTTGCTTCTTCAGCGTCAAGTCGGGCTGCTCGCTCTTGAAGGATCTCTTCAGATACCTCATTGACTTCCTGTGCCAATTCTGGCCGCCGTTTAATGATCCAGCTTTCCAGTGCTCCTCGTCGTTCGTCTGGTGCTGATCTCAGAACCCTGTCAACATCTTGCTTGCGAAGTTTGCTGATGTCATCGGCTGCAATTGTTATCAGGTTTTCATTAAACCGATTGGAGTCAGCAAGAGACTCTCGCTGACGTTCACCGGATTCCTTCTCGAATGCCTGCCGCTTGTTTGCACCGGGTGCCATTCGGTGTATGGATTCCTCATCTGACAACGACTTCGTCATTTGAGCATCCATCGCCCGCTGGCGTGCTGGAGATGGCTGAGGCTTCGCCTGCTCCCTGAGTGCGTCGGTGTTGTCCATGACCTGCTTGCGGATCAGGCGATAGTTCGGGTGCCCTTTGATTGTGACGCCATGCCGCTCCATTGTGATGCCAATGTTCTCATTGTTCTTTACCTGTTCTTCGGCAATCGTTTTGGACAATAGCCGAATGGCTGCTTGTGTCGATTCATTATCAAGGTGGCCACCGGCGGCAGTGGCTAAACGTTCGATTCGAGTTGGTTCCCGCACTTCACCACGCTGAACAGCCTCGTCGTATTGTGTAGACGCAGTATCACGTTTGCTCTGCCATTCAGTGGCCTTCTCAGCCTGCCCGGCAATCAGTTCCTGCTTCCTGTTGTCCTTGACTCCCGGAAGTCGATGCAATGCAGGTTCAGAGTGCCCCATACTTGCGGCTCCCTGCTGTGCCATGAATGATTCACGGCTGACAGGCTTCGCCTTGTTCTCCATCGTCTTCGGGTTGTTCAGGTCTCCCGCGTCGGAATTGAACAGCAGTTCCTGCCCAGGCAATTCGTTTTTCTTGCCAACATCGAAAAGTGTGGATTGCTTTGTGTTGGTGTTACTGCCAAACGATGGGACTGTTGTGTTTTTCTTTGGCCGTTGCAAAACAAACGGTTCATCGTCGACCTGATGCTTTGGGGCGAACTGACCGGCCTGTTTGCCGTCGTGGTTTTTTGTTTCTCGTGGGTGTGCCTTCTCGTCGAACGATCCGCCGAACAGACCGCCAATCTTTGGCTCTGCTGCTGGTGGATCAAAGATGACGCCCATTCGCTCGCCAGCACGAATAGCGTTACCAATAGCTTCGCGGCGGTCCTTACCTTCAACACGGAACTCTTTGCCGTCCTTCAGCATTGCACTTGCTGTCCAGCCGTGCTCATGCTCGACCACCTTCAGAAGCGGGTTGCTGCCGCCCTTCGGCGCAAACTGTCCCGGATGCCGGTTAGGGTTGGGGATGTTATCCTTTTCCCGTGCGTGCAGTTCCTCGCGGAATCCCTTTGGATGTGGCGTTGCTGGCTCATCGCCAAATAACGATTTTTGCTGAGCGTACTGATCAACGTCGTTATTCATGGCAGCATTCTCCACTGTTCAACCACTCCTTGAATTGAGCAACAGTCATTGCCACAACCTTGCCGCACTTCCATCCCTTCGGATAATGCGACAGGTACAGGTCACGGGCCTTGCGTTCGTTCGTTGTTCCGAGGATTGCCTTATGTTCGTCGAATGACCCATCTTTGTTGGTCTGGCATATGACGAACACAACTTCAGACTCTGGATTGCGCCCCATGAAGACGTCAACCTGATCGCCATCCGTGCCTTTTGTCCCGGAGATATACCCATAGTGGGCAGTCATATCTCGTTTCCAGATTTCTCCATTTGAGGCAACGCCTCGGCGGACTGATCCTCTTGGGTTCTCGATGACAATCTGCATACCGTTCCACGAGAACCGTCCTTTCTTGTAGTTGCCAGCTTTGATCTGTGCATCGGTTGGATCTGATTCCGTGTACTCAGCCGCTTCCCGGATCGTGCGGTCCTGACGTCGCTCGTAGCGTTCCTTCTGGAGTTCCAGCATTTCACGGCGGTAGTAGCGGATGACCATGTTGCGGACGGCTGCGTACTTCTCAGAATCACCTGCAAGCTGAGACTGGAGTTTCTTCAGCAGTTGATTTGCGCGGTAGCCAATTGCTTGACGTGTAAGATTCTGGCCAAACTTGCTGTTGTAGGATTCAGCCGCTTGAGACTGATTGACGGTGTTGCCGTCTTCATCTTCACCTGAGAACCACGCACGAACAAGCCACTGATCTTGCTCGTTGCCAAGACTGCTGAGGGCGTTATTCAGCTTTTCTCGTTCGTCGTCTCCGTAGTCCGGCTCTGAACTGCGACCAGCGACGTTAGCAAGCGGATCAGTCTCGCCATCGCCGGACTGATTGCTGGTGATCGTATTTAGTTTTTTCCGGTTCGGGTTAAGGTTTTTCAGATTGATAAACGCCCACCTCTGAGCGAAAGCGGGAAAATCTGATACGCCGTCCCACAACTGTGCGGCTCTTGTTAGGCCGTCTGCAATTGCACTATCAAAAGCGTCTCTGTCGTGGCGTTTGTATCCAGCAAATTTCTCGCTAGCGAGCCGCGTGACCTTCTTCATGTGATCGTTGTAGTGATCCGTGATTAAATCTTGCTGTTCCGGTGTCAGTGCTCCGGGTTTACGTTCTGTCGGCACTTGAGCAGAAGTGTTGACAGGTTGTGCGGCTGCAGCCGGTTGGTTATTCGGCTGCGGTACTGTTTCCACGCTTGGTGGATCAGCTTGTTTCGTCGGTGCAGGCTGTGGCTTAGGCTGGACAGGTGCGGCGGCTGGTTGTGCAACCGCCTTCATGCTGTCGGGATTGGCTCCCATCATCCGGCGTTTCGGCGGGTTCCCGTCAGGTTGTCGGGTATCCTGTCGGGATTGGGGTTTCTTCTCGTCAGAGTATGGACCACCTCCTGCCAAGTCTCCACGTTGACGCAAGATGTCGTCGTACCAATCATGCTCAGCCTTCAGGCTACTCACAAGCCCGTCGTGCTGATCCTGATTGATCCGGCCATCCTCAAGGCGTCTGCCGTGGTGCTTGATCTCTCCACGAATAAACCCTGTTGCTCGGTGAAGATTCCGGCTTGTTGCCTTCTGGGGATCTGCTGAGACATTGGCGAAGTTCTCTGCGTACTCACGCAAAGACTCTTCCTGATCTGAGAGTTCTCGCTGAGGTTTTGGACTTGGCGCCGGTGACGGAATAGGCGTTTTCTCAGTGTTTTCGGCCTGTGGTGTCTCTGTCTCACGGTGAGACACGGGTTTTGGCTCTGGAACTGGGGCCGGAGTTTCAACCGGATCGTCAAAGCTCAATTGCTTCTGACGGCTCGCGGCGTGCTCGGCAAACAGGCTGCGGATTCGATCGTTCAGTGCCTTACGGCCAGAACGTGGCTTCCCGGAGAATCGGCTGGACTGTCTCGCCGGTGGTGTCACGCCTTCAAAAAGGCTCTTTTGCTGCGGGGCAGTCTTCTTCGATGTGAACTGCCCGGCCTTATGAACCATGTCAGTTGATGACTCGCGTGGATGCAAAGCCTCTTCCCACTTGAACATTCCCTGCGTTCCGTATCGCTCACGTTCGATCTGCTTGGCGTACTGCTCCATCAGCGACCGGATCAGGTCGATAGGATCTTGCTCGCCGTCGTCTTCGTTTTCCCCATCGGGAAAATCACCCCCATCTTGAGGCATGTCTTGCCCTAAATTTTCCCCATCGGGAATACTGCCCATTGGTGGCATTCCGGGCATTCCGGGCATACCCATTGCGGGCTGCTGAGACTGCATGGAAAGCACTTTCTCCCCACTTGTCGGGGCAGATAGTCCGAGGGTTTTGAACACCTCGGATTCAGCGATGCTGGCTCCCATCTGGTAGGCAGCGTTCAGGGCTTCCATACGTTCCTGCGTCTTGTCGTCCTTCGTTTTCAGGCTCATCCGCATGTGCCATCCCATTGTTTCAGGGAAGTTCAACTGCTGGATGTATCTGACAAGCTCGTGTGTCAACGTCTCTTCAAGATTGCTGGCATCGAACTGAACGATCTGGCTGAGTGTGTCCATGTGGGCCTCAGCAACGCCGGAACCCATGCCGGTAGCTTTGGCCTCTGTGGAAAGTTCCTGCCCGAGGATGTAGCGTTTCAAGCGACCACCGAAATAGTTTTCGATGATGTTCTGCATGATGTCCAGCCCCATCGCACCCGGCTCGATTACCTCGAACTTATACGATTCGGAGTCGTCACCCATTGGCTTTGGGAAGAATACGATATTTCGACCGTTGGCCATCTTCTCCTTGGCGGCTGCCTGAGTTGCTGCCAGTGCCTTTGGATCTCCCATTGGGTAGGTCCAGACTTCAATACCGCCCGCTGAGCGTTCGAGGTATTGCATCAGGAATGCAAAGGCTTCCTGCTTGAGGAACCATTCCCAATAGATTTTGGACCGAATGCCGATCCCATGCACAGAACCTGCGAAGTAACTGTGATGGAAGTCAGCGTCTTCAATGAAGTGCTTGTGAATGCAGAATGTGTCACGCTCGTAGGGCTTCAGAAACAACGCAAGGCCGTCAGAGACTGGCTCTAGCTTGTAGTCTCGGTGAATCCTCATCTTTCCTTTGCCGGGATTCGTTCCGACGCGGATACCCATCTGATGCGGGTATGCTCCCTCGTCGGAGTCCATCCAGCCGTCTTCGTAGCGGAAAACCAACTTGTCGCCGTTGATTGGCATCCAGCCGTTATGGTCCCGATGAAGCGGCGTCGGCATCATTCGCATTGCGCCATTGACGCGGGTATAGCCGTACTTGTGTTGAATGCCGGATCTTCCCGACCAGATCGCCTTCATCAACCACATGCGGTATTTGGTGAAGTTCCTGATACGGCTAATGATCCGCTGGAGTTCCTGAGCCAAGCTGACTTGGTACTGGCACTTTTCGTCTTCCGGCTTAATCTCCCAATCTAACAGGGCAGTTAATCGTTGACGGCATTCGACGGATTCCAGCAGGCCGACGTCTTTCTCCATCAAGTGGGCGTTCTCGATCGAATCCCGCATTGCTTCATCGGGATTGACGTACGCACGGGAGAAGCTGCCTACGATCGACTGGAACGTCAGCAAGTGCGGGACGGCGTCTTGTCCGTAGAGTGGCGGTGCTCCCGGTGTTTTGCTGGCTGGATCGGTTCGAGCGTCCATGTGCTCGGAGATCCATTTCCCCACATTTTCCGCATTACGCGACTGTGGGTTGAGCATGACAGCAAAGTCATTTGGGTTGGCGTGGACCATCTGCGTGACTCTTCCATGAGTTCAGGGGCTATCCGTAGCCGCGATATTGTCGGGAATTTGTCAGCACGTTACCAGAGGCAGGCGGTTTATTTTGCCTCGTAGAGTGGGCATTTTTCGCAAACTTGAATCATTTCATCCCATTTCTCGTGCATCGCAGAAGGCGAGTTGTCTTTAATAGCCTCGCTGACTCGCTCGGTTGGGATGCAATCTTTTGGCGTGCATCCGTCCGGCTGAAACAGTTTACGGCAGATGTAGCGGCTGATCGCCTTGCCGCCGCAACAGCCGATTCGTCTCTGTGATCCACGGTGGATACATGGGGCTGGTGTCATCGAGATTCCCATGATGGATTGAGTGCCCAGTTTTTCAGGTCCGCAGTTTTGGCTTGAATATACTGCTCTGTGTTCCTGTGAGCAATCATCCTGACTGGCTCGTTTGGATTCGTGACGTAACCGACTTTCCAGCCGCGTCGCGTGACCTGATGCGATCGCCATCCATCTTCGTCTGCATGGTATTGCCTGCCATCGTCCGCAAATGGATACAGGCCAATTTCTTTGGCCAGTGCGGGCCTGATCGCAAAACATCCACCCGCCAAATTCATGTAGCCTGTTGCGTCGCGAAACTGGATGTCGCGAACCTGCTGCACTGGCGAGTTCAGTGCGTTGGCCATTAACGCCCGCCCTTCATCTGTCCCGCTGTAGTCAACTCCGCACGCTCCCAGCTTTGGAATGCGATCGAAGGCACACGCGATGAAGTGCTGCCAGTTTTCCCCTGGGAGAATGTCGTCGTCGATCGTCACGTAAATATCATGCTTTGCCGGATCGAGTAGTTCGGCCAGAGCTTTGTTCAGGGCGTGACACTTTGAAGGCGTTCCGTCCAGAACGTGAAACTCTGTCGGGTAGGTGAAGGACATTTGCAGTTCGTCGATTGTCGCCTGAGCCACCGCAAGCCGATGCGTTGGGACAACCACAAGAAAACGCGGCCCCGCTGGTGCTGTCGGTGCGTGTCGTTCGTTCTGCTGTATGACGTGCCTCAGTAACGCTGGATTGCGATGTTCCGTATAGTTCCCGCTGGCTGTCCCTGAGTCCGCGATGGCTCGCAGGATCGCTCTCAGGTTGATCGGAATTCGCTTCGCATCAATGCCGCTTCTTTTGACTTTGCGGTATCGTGGCAGCGTTGATGATGCCGCGTCACCATGACGAACCCAGATCCAACCGACTGCGTCTGAAACGACCTTTGTTTGCCATCGTTTATGGTATCCCCAGTGCTGCTCCTGATGCGGATCTTTGTCATGATCAGTCACCAGCGTTACGAACTGGATGCCGGGATGATGCAGCAGGTAGCAGGTCTCACGCCAGAATACGTATCCATTCGGCCAAATGAGATTCCACTCACCTGACTCTGGAGCTTGTGACCTTGTCAGTTCGCAATACTCTTTACAGATCACGTCATCATCGTCCATGCGGCTGACGATTTTTCGTCCCTCTGGAAGCTCCCAGTTCTCTCGGTAGAGTTTCCAGTTGGGCCGGTAAAGCGGTTTGACCTCGCAACCCGTCGACCGGAATGCTTCGAGTCGCTCAGCCAAAAACGGATCGTCAGGATTGACCGCGATGTGAATGATCGGCTTGACGGTTTGATATGCCAGCGATGGGATTGCTGTGTGCCGCGAAATCTCCAGCCGTCGCTCAGATAGTCGGCGGTCAGTGTAGGCAGACTGAATGATCATGATGTGAGGAATCATTGTTGCTTCTCGATGTAGTCTCTGTGCGTTTCTAGTGGCCGACGCTTCACGGTTCGTGGCCCCTTCTTCGTGATGATGTAAACCGGCTTCGATGCCTCGTGTTCAGCCTCAACGCTTGAAGGAGTCGTCAACCGTTCGGCAAGAAAGTCGTGCAGACCATCGCACCACGCAGACTCAGTGTTGTTGATCACGGTCGCGTTTGCGGTTAGTCGCTGAAATGTTTCTTTGTCGGCCTGATGCTGAAACCGTGCGAAGAATGGCCGCGTGCGTTGCGGAATGCCTCGATAGACATTGCCGTACAGCACTTCCCACAACATGGTATGCTCGTGCAGATTAAAGTCGTCGAACATCGCCCGCAGTTTGTCTTTCTCCAGCCAGTGCGGGAGGTGCGTTGCGTAATCGTGCTGCGTTAATCCACGAGCCGCCAGAGTCTCCATCGACAGTGTTTTCCGCTTCTGCCAACTGTTGCTGGCGTCAGGTCGCCACGGCTCTGCACGAGGTGTCTTGATGTCGTCCAGTGTGAACGGCTTCAGAAAGTAAATATCATCCATCATCCACACGCACTCGGAGTCAATCTCGGCATGTGTCGCGATGTAGAACACCTTGCCGAGCATGTCGCGGAACGCTCGATTTGGTCTTGTTGCAGGGACTCTCTTTTTGATGATGACGTGCCCGTGATACCAATCCGGCTTGTCACCGATGAGTGTGATCTTTGCTTTGCCTTGGAAGAACGTCTCGACTGACCGGATAGACCATCGAAGCTCATCAGCTTGTGCCCCACCGTCCCAATACGGCCACACAAATTGAGTAACTTCTGGCTCTGGGACTCGGTGTTTCGTTTCGCCACATCCGCCGCATGGTTTAGCGGCTACTGTGATTTCTCCGCGTCGGGCTTTCTGAATCAGAAGTTGTTCTGTTTGTGCGAAGAAACCAACTGCTGGCGGCGTTGCGTATCTGCAGGAATCACAGAACTGTTCGCTAACCTCATCGACGATGACAAGGTCTTCGTGATTCGAACAGTTGAACCCGGAAATACCCGGCGAGCGATATTTGCAAGCTTCCATATATTATCCCGGTGTGAGTGTTCCGGTCGCCCATCCGCATCCGTCGAGCCTGGCTTCTCTGGCTAAAGCTGGGAGGCTGTAAGATCCCGAGGCTAGGCAGTTTGGTGACCCTTCATACAACCACTCTCGACTCAACTCGGTACGAGAGAAAGGAAAGTAGTCGAACGCCGTGTAGTATCGACTACTGAAGACTCGAATGTTGTTCTGTAAAACCACGCAATAATACTTTCGACTGCCGGAGAGACTGATTCCCGGTTCGCAGGTTCCCGGCGTTTTTGTGCGACACCCAATTAAGTCCGTGGATGGAAACCCCGGCCTTCCTCGCCATGTCCCGAGGTCATCCGTTGCGTAATGCAGTTCGTACCTATTAAATGGCCCGTTGTAATAACATTGACAAAACTTCAACGTGTACGTGCCATCATACGCGGGGCAAAGACAGTCTGCGGAGCCATCCCAACTGCCGCCACTGACCGCAACTGTCCACGTCAGCCGTCGTGGTATGGCAACACAGCCAAACGAGGAAATGCAACTGCTGGAAATTTCAGAATAGCTAGGTCCGCTATCAGATTCGCTTGGCGGAACTGATTCACTCACACTTGGAGGCAATGACTGGCTTGGCGGCGTCGATTCGCTTGGTGTTTCACCACAATGGCAGCATCCTAGCAACATTAGACGCTCCCTGACGATGCTGAGCCGCCTGGACAATCAGCCGCGTATAGTTGCCATTCGCCGTCGATCATTTCAGCCTTGCCATATGTGCCAGCGTCAACGCTGATTTGCGTAAAGCGATTCACGATAGTTATCGAGTCAGTGGATAGCGTGAGGTCTCCATCCGTCTTCCTGCGAAGAATTCTAGCCGTTGCTGTGCTTGGGTCTCGCTTTGTGTTTACGGCTGCTGGCAGGTCTGACGTGAGAACGACTTGTATGCGGCTCATTGAACCGCGTGGTCTGATTTCCGTGTAGGTGGTTTCCCCAGTGCTGATTGATTGCAGCAATGATCTCGCATCTTCTGCGTTAAATCCATATGTTCGCTCGTCTGGCATGTTAGCCTCTCAGGAAACTGCTAAACGAAACTGCTTCATAAATATCAAACTCCAGCACGCTTGGCGCAGTTCCGACAGCAACCTTTGCTCCGGCTCCATTGAGACCTCCGAGAATCACGTTGCTATTGTCGTCCAAATACGGCTTGTGCTTTCCGCCATCCAAATAGACAGTGCCAACATCCAGCCGTTTATGCTTCCACGTTTGGTCGTTGTATCGCAATGCGTATCGCGTCAATCGTTTACGTGATCCGTAATAAAACCCCACTACAGATGACAGCACAGTGCACAAGAGCGTTTTTTCCAACTTGCCCTTGAACGTGCCGTTGTTTACGACTTCGTTTCGGTCAATCACTTCCTCGTCTGTGTCAGTGTCTGGCTCAAACTGGTAGAACTCCCAAATCGGAATGAATCGCGATCGGACAACGCCCGTTTCAAACGGCTGCCCAGCACTGTTGGCAATACGAGCACCGCTTTGATCTGTCGTCACGATCTCCTGCAATCGTTCGAACTTGGTTTCATAAATTGGAACCCATTCGATCGGGTTAGAGCTGACGCTGGTTCCTGATGATGCCGTGGACGATTGGCCCTCGGACACCTCGGAACTGAATGTTGCTGTAACGTCCCAGAGTTTGCGCTGGTCTTCTCTTCGCGTCGCGTCAAGTCCACGGCAGATGCAAAACCCGCTCGATGATGTGCTAACGTTTACAATCGGCAGGCCAGCGGTAGCCAGCACTTCAAGCCTCGGCGTGTTGACCGAGTCACACTCAACGAGAAAATGGTACTCTTCCTCTAGTACCGCTATTCCTCCCGAAGAGCGAATGCTTGATTTGCCTTCGCTTTTTTCGCCTCGCAGTGTTGTTGCCATTACGGAACCTGCACCCCTGTTGCCTGAATAGACAAATCGAGCTGAGTTGCTGTTGATGCCGTGCCGAGTCGGGTCACGTAGTCGCCAGTAGATCGGTCGGCGTTTGGCATGATTCCGCCAGCCGTGTCGGACACAAGATAAGTTTCGCCGACTGTCATTGTGGTGCCGACAAGAATGATTGATCCGCCAACGGCAACAAGTCCATAGCCATCTGTCACGCCAGGCGTCATTGCGATTCCTGTCGCCGCTGCCAGCGTTGCCGATGCGTTCGCGTCCGATGCGACGTACTTGCTGGAGCTGAGGGAAACTGGCTGCCCGACTGCTACGGTGCCGCCGTATTGCAAGGTGCGAACCTGCGTTGTTGATGTGGGCCTGACTGCGGTGATTCCGCTGAGATCTGCCATTATCGAATTCTCCTGAAGCCGTTTTCCTTGGCTTCTCTTAAGAGGCTATCCATGATCGCAATTTGCCGCGTTGCTAATGCGTTTGCTGCCTGCTGCTCTTTAAAAAGCTGCTCTGCCTTCCATGCAATCTGAACTTCGCCTGGCGTTGGCTGATCCGGCACGGCCTCCACGCTCATCTGACGATTGATTTGATCCGCTGAAAACTTGGCCGCTTCGGCCGATCCAACCTCAATGCCAGCACCCGGACCGGCCGCAACATCCGCCCGCCTTTGCTTGTTCTTTTCTTCCTGCTGAGCAAAGTAATCCATCGCAGCCTTGCGAGCCGTTTCCATGTCTCGCTGAAATTGCTCTTCGGCTTGCTGTGCTGCTCGCTCTCGCTCTTTCTTGCGATCTTCAGCCGCCTTTTTGTACATTTGTTGCTCGTCTTTGTACTTCTGTTTCTGCTCTTTAAACCAGTCGTCTTTTGCTTTTTTTTGGTCTTCAATCGCCTTCATTTGCGAATCATGCGCCTGCTCTGCAGCCTTGCGTTCTGCAATGGCAACTTCATTTACCACAGTTTTCTTTTGCTGAAACTCTTCATGAGTTCGCTTTTCTTTTTCAAATGCCGCTTCTCGTTCTCGCTGCTCCAGCAAGTCAAGAAACTTGTTCATTTCTGTGGTATCGACCGTGAAGTTTGTGACGCTGTTAATCAGATCTGTCACCACGGCGATTGCGAACCCGAGCCCCTGCGATATGCCGTCAACAAGGTTAATGACCGCATCGAGAATCGGTTTCAGTCTGGTAAAGGTGTCGAGCAATTGAATAAGCAGCGGCCCCATTGCTTGCCCTGCGGATGCGGCTTTTTGCTCAAGGTCGCTGAGTGCGATGTTAAGCTTGCCGCTCACCGTGCCCGCAAGTCGCTCGGTCATACCGTGAAACATGCCGCCTTCAGATGTCGCGTCCTGAAACGCCTGGCGGACTTCCTGTGCCGATATCCCGCCATCCTCCATTCGCTTTTTCAGCTCAATCATAGATTCGCCGGTAGTCTTGCTGATCTGCTGGAGCGGATTAAAGCCAGCGTTGATCATTTGCAGCAAGTCTTGACCCATCAATCGACCGGCTGCGGTCGTTTGTGAAAATGCCAGCGACAGCATTTTGAATCGATCGTTGTTGCCGCCTGTGACATCTGACAGCATCTGCAGATTCTTTTGCACGTCCTGCGCGGCGACGCCAAAACTCATCATGGTTTTTGTAGCGTCTGCAGCATTGCTAAACGTAACTGGCGATTCGGCAGCAAACTTGCGAATCTGCTCGAACAGCAACTGGCCATCTTTTGCACTGCCGGTCAGCACTTCAAATGCAATCGTGGCGTCCTCGACTTGGGACGCAAGGTTGATCGATTTGGCTACGGTCTGCACGGTCAGATACGCTGCCGCCATGCCCTTGATTGCTGCGATTGCCGATGATGATGATACCCCCGCTTCCTTTGAAGCCTTGGTCACGTCTCTGATCGCCGGTGCGGCCTGCTCGTGCTTTCGCTTCAAATGTTCTACCGCGTTTGCATACTCGACTGACTTCTTACCAGATTCGCTAAACGCACGATTCAGCAGTCCCAGCTCCTGCTTAAACTTTTCAGCAGGAGGAACCGATTGCCGCATGATCGTGGCGACTTTTGTTACCTCGCTCTTCGCGAGGTTTGCCCCCTCGCTGAAGTTCGATACGTCCATTCCAAGACGAACATTGAGTGCGGTAATTGTTGTCATGAGAAACCGAAAGCCCGCTTGAGAATGTCAGTTTGTGCCTTTGGGTGACTAATGCCGCGTGATTTTAGCTTTGTCCGTTTCTGCCACTTCATTGAATCCGATGGCATAAAATCGACCACGCTTAACGGATCGACCTTTGCCCCTCGTGTTGCCGCCATCATTACCGTGTTGCTGTGAATCATTGCAGAGACAGACGCGAATTGTTCCCAGTGCGATCCAAACGGCTCGCACTGGTAATACGCCCACCACACATCAAACACCCGATCCGATATCGAATCCAACCACGCCTCTGGATCGTCTATTCCAAGCTCAAGGCAGACTCGGCAGGCAAATCTGAGACGGTGGTTTTGTCGGACTCCCCCAGCGTTGTCGACGCCTCACTAACGATGGCAAACTTCTGACACTGCTCCGACAACTGCTGATAAAACGCAAGATCAATTGAGCCGAGTTGTTTCGTCTCTGTGTCTTTAAACAACCGCTCGCCTTCTTCGTCGATCCACATGCGTGCCGTCAGCAGCATGATTGCATCGTTTAGGTTTGTCGCATTCCACTTGCCATCCTTGTCAACCAAAGACATTTGGTATTGCGAGTGCTCCAGCGGCGTCGGCCGCTGAAGCCTGACCTTATGCCCGCAAACTTCAATGTCCTTTGTTGCTCGTTTCGTCAACTTTCCTAACGTCGCTCTCGTTAGTGTCATTACTCTTCATCCTCGTTTGGTTCGAGATCGGGATCGACCGGCATAACAACGCCGCCGATTTTCAACGCTGCTGTTTCATTCACAGCCTGAATCAATTCAGCCTTTGTTGTTTCGCTGAATGACACAATGCACTGCAGCCATGCGTCAGGCGATTTCGGCAAGTATCCGACCTGCACGTCATCGCAAAACACGATCCATTGCTCGTGATCCACTGGCGATCCGTTAGGAGCTTCGCCGATGTGGTCAATCAATTTAATTTGCATCATGTCTCTCGTGTCTGTGATAGGGTTTCGCCAGTCATTTTCAAGGTGAACTCACAATCCATCGTTTCGTTGTTTGCCAACTGAGGAAACGCCACACGGCTGAAGAACGCCTTGCCTGTGATCGTTCCGCGTGTTACTCCGCTGGTTGCTGTGCTGAGCTGCGGAAGCGTGACGGTCACAGTTGCGACTGTTCCGTCAATTGGCGGCAG